ACGACCAAAACTGAATTTGCCTGGGATCCTGGGGAAGCGAACCCGAAGCAGAAACAATTCTACCTGAGCCGGACGCTATACACGGCGTATGGTGGGGCTCGAGGCGGCGGCAAGACCCACGCCGTCCGGACAAAGGCTGGTATGGGAGCGTTCACCTATCCCGGTATTCAAATTCTCATCATGCGGCGGACGTACCCTGAGTTACAGTCGAACCACATTGAGCCGATGCTGAGGATGCTGCCGCAGGAGCTGGTGGCCTATAACGGCTCTTTGCACAAGCTGTATTTCTACAACGGCTCTGTTATCACCTTCGGCCATTGGAGCGGCGTGGAATCGGAGCTGGAGTACCAGGGCCAGGAATTTGACTGGATATTCATCGACGAGGCCACACAGTTCACGGAACGAGAGTTCCGATACCTGGGCGGCTGCCTCCGAGGCGTGCGGGGGATTCAGATACCCAAACGGATGTATCTGACCTGCAACCCTGGCGGTGTGGGCCACCGGTGGGTGAAGCGGCTGTTTATCGACCGAGACTTCAAGAAAAACCCGGAGAATCCAGAGGCGGACGAGAAGCCAGAAGATTACTCCTTCATCTTTGCCACCGTGGAGGACAACACCCACCTACTGGAATCCAGCCCATCCTATCTGCAACAGCTGTCCTCCCTGCCGGAGAATCTGCGCCGAGCGCACAGGTATGGCGACTGGGACGCAATCAGTGGGGCGTACTTCCCGGAGTTCCGGGCAGGGCTGCATACCTGCCAGCCTTTCAAGATACCGGCGCACTGGGAGCGGTACAGGGCGTTTGACTATGGCCTGGACTGCCTAGCCTGTTACTGGGTGGCGGTGGATGAGACAGGCCGGAGCTATGTCTATCGGGGGGTCAAGCAAAGCGGTCTCATTGTGCAGGATGCGGCAAAGCTTATCACGGACATGACCCCTGACAATGAGGGTATCAACATCACCTTTGCCCCGCCGGATATGTGGAGCCGCCAGAAGGACACCGGAAAGACTATGGCCGAGATTTTTATGACCAACGGCGTTCCCATCATCCCGGTCAACAACAACCGTGTGCAAGGCCATATGCTCATCAAGGAGCAGTTGGCCGTTCAAGAGGACGGGAAGCCGGGACTGATTATCTTCGACACCTGCAAGGAGCTTATTCAGGATTTGCAGGACATCCAGGCGGACGAGAAAAACCCCAACGACTGCGCCAAAGAGCCCCATGAGATCACCCACACAGTGGATGCCCTTCGGTATTACTGCATTTCCCGCCAGGCCCCGGCGGCATCCAACAATGCAAGCCAAGACTGGGACGAGGAGGACGAGGACGAGCCGGAAGAGAGCTATGAGACATACATGTGCGGCGGGGAAGCCTCTGCCGACTATATCGGGATAGGAGCCTAATATGTTCAGAAAATACGTTCAAAAAACGGTGGATAAAGCCATAGTGGCCTATGAGCAGCAGCACGTCAAGCCCCTGGCGGTGGCAGTGTCCGCTTTGCGTGGTAGGATGGATGAAATCAACGAGCTTGCCCTAGGGACAGAGGGGCGCTTGACAAAATTGGAAGCGGCCTATGATGAATATGACAGCTCGTGGAGCGAGGAAGATGCACAGGCCGAGAAAGACTTTATCCAGGGGCTTTCAAACCTGGTGAATTTCGATGTGAAGAAGGTGGGGCAGTAAATGGGGGGAGAGATCAGCCCGGGCAAGAAAACCCCGACCGCTGAGGAAATATGGAAGAAGTATGAAAGCGGTCTGGACTTTAACCGGAAAATCAATCTGGACAAGACCGTGGAGGACAACGAAAACTTCTTCATCGGGAAACAGTGGGAGGGCGTGAAAAGCAATGGACTTCCCACGCCGGTGTTTAACTTCCTCAAGCGGGACGTGCTTTTCTGCGTGGCCTCCAACACCAGCGACAACATCAAGCTATCGGCCTCGATGCTGCCAGCCGCCCAGGGCAGGGCGGAAAAGGAATTCCTGGTGGATGTGGTAAATGCCCAGTTCGATGCTCTTTTCGAGCAGAACAAAATCCCTGTCCGAATCCGGGAGTTTATGCGAAACGCCGCCGTGGATGGGGACGGAGCTATGTATGTTTACTGGGATGCCGATGTAGAGACCGGCCAAGACTCTAAGGGTGCTATCCGCACCGAAATTATTGAAAACACTCGGGTCGTCTTTGGTAACCCCAATGAGCGCCGGGTTCAAAATCAGCCGTGGATCATCCTGGTTCGGCGGCTGCGGGTGTACGACATCAAGGAACGAGCCCGAGAAAACGGTGGTGAAACCGATGGCATTGCGCCTGATTCGGACGACACCAATTCGCTGTTTGACAGCTACACCGATGACAAGGCGACCATGCTGCTGTTTTTGCGCCGGGACAAGGAGACAAAAAACATTTTTGCCACCGAGGCAACACGCCATGCCATCGTCCGCAAAGAGTGGGACTTGGGCATCACCCATTATCCGCTGATTTGGATGAACTGGGACTATGTGCAGGACAGCTATCACGGTCAGGCCATGATTACCGGACTTCTGAACAACCAGCAGTTTGTAAACAAGATGTTTGCCATGGTGATGGTGTCCCAGATGCACACAGCGTTTCCCCGGACGGTCTATGACAAGTCCCGGATACGAAAGTGGACAAACCAAATCGGCGCAGCCATTGGCATTGAAGGTGGCGACACAAAGAGTGTGGCTACCATCCTGGAACCGGCGCAGATATCGCCCCAGGTGTCCCAAGTGATATCCTCGGTGGTGGATTACACACAGTCGTTTTTGGGCGCTACCAGTGCCGCCCTGGGTGATACCAGACCAGATAATACCTCGGCTATTATTGCCCTCCAGCGTGCGTCCTCGGTGCCGATGGAACTGACCAAGCAGAATATGTATGATGCTATTGAAGACCTGGGACTTATCTTCCTGGACTTCATGGGGGCCTATTATGGCCAGCGATACATTGACATGACCGTGGACAGTGTGCCGCCGAATATGCTGCCGGAAGAGGTTCGCAACTTTGCACAAGCCGGGCTTGCGCCGGATATGACCATTCCGGTGCCCTTTGATTTTGCCCAACTAAAAAACGTTCCCATGCAGCTCAAGCTGGATGTGGGTGCGTCTTCCTATTGGAGCGAGATCGCCTCGCTGCAAACGCTGGACAATCTTTTGATGCAGAACAAGATTGACGTGGTGCAGTATTTGGAGCGGGTGCCGGATGGGTTTATTCCCAAGCGGCAAGAACTGATTGCGGAACTGAAATCCGCTCAAATGGCGGCCCAGAACCCTTCGCCGGAGCAAGCGCCTAAACAGCCGCCGTCTGAGGACGGCATTACACCAGCACCGCTGGAAGCTATTGACGTAGTCGGTGGTCGTGGGTTTGGAAAGCTCCAGCGGGCCATCAACGAGACAGGAACTACATAAACATAAAACTTCATTCCCGCCGACCATAGCGGGGGAAAGGATATAGCATGGATGAGACAACCATTACCGAAGCCGAATCGGAAAACTCCGTAGACTGGGACAACTGGGACAACCTGGATTTGTCCGACCTCCAGAACACGGAAGATGAGGAGGACGGTACTGATGCTGACGAACCGGTAGACCAATCGGAACAGGAAGCAGAGGAGGCGGGGGACACCCCGGACGAACCCGGCGAGGAGCCGCAGAAAACGACAGACCAGACGTTTATTCTAAAGCACCTTGACGATGTCCGAGAAGTGTCTCGGGATGAGGTCATTGCCTTGGCCCAGAAAGGGCTTGACTACGACCGTATCCGAGAAAAATTTGAAGCGGCAGAGACGGAAGCCCAGTCCTTTCTGAAGGAACTGGCCGCTGCGCAGAATGTCTCCGTGGGCGAGCTTATGAACCGTGTCCGGGCAGAGACCTTGGCCAAACAGGAGGGCATTGACTTTAGTGTTGCCCTTGGCCGTGTCCAGAACCAGACCGAGGCAAAAAAGCTCCAAGCGGAGCGGGAAAAGCTGCAAGCCACACAGTCACAGGGACAGGAGCAGGAACGCCGCCAGGCCGCTATCCGGGCGTTTGTTGCGGAGTATCCCGATGTGCAAGCGCAGAATATCCCCCGAGGCGTTTGGGACACGTTTTCCAAAACGGGTGACCTGGTAAGCGCCTATCGGGCGGATGAAAATCGCCGTTTGAAAGAGGAACTGAAAACCCTCAAAGAAAAACAAGCGGCCGAAGAGAATAACAAGAAAAACAAAAGCCGGTCTACCGGCTCGCAGAGGGGGGAGTCTGGAACCCAGAAAGACCCCTTCCTGGTGGCCTGGTATGACGGAACCTAAGTGGAGGTAATTTTACCCTATGGCAATCAATCTCGCTGAAAAATATTGGCCTGTATTGGAGGAACGCTTCACCCATGAGAGCTTCACCGACCAGGCCTCGGGCAAGGATTTTGACTGGGATGGTGTCAACAGCATCAAGCTCTATACGGATGATCAGGTGACGCTCAATGACTATTCCCGCACCGCATCCAGCAACCGTTTTGGCACGCCTGAGGAAGTGGGCGACAAGACCCAGACCTTGGCCCTGAACCAGGACAAGTCCTTTGCCTTCATCATCGACAAGGGCAACGCCAAGGAGCAGTTCAACGTCAAGAATGCAAACCGGAAGCTGAAAACCATCTGGGACGAGCAGATGACCCCCTATGTTGACCAGTATCGCCTGTCCAAGTGGGCAGCGGGAGCTGGTTTGACCGCTTCCGGTACAACGCCCACAAAGAGCAACATTGTGGAGCTTATCATGAACGGCAACGCAGCTATGAGTAATGCACTCGTCCCGCTGAAGAACCGCTTTATCTTCATCGGCAATACCCTGTTTGTCGCAGCTAAACTGTCCACCCAAATCCAGTACAGCGATAGCATGGCAACCGAAGCCTATAAAAACGGCAAGATGGGTTACTTGGATGGTATTCCTGTCATTGCCGTGCCGGACAGTTATCTGCCGAGCAAGACGCAGTTCCTCATCAAGTATAAGAACGCCAGCGCTGACCCGACAAAGCTCAAAACCATGCGTGTGCATACGGATCCTCCCGGCATTGACGGCGACCTGGGCGAGGGCCGTCTGCGGTTCGATTCCTTTGTGCGAGACACCAAGAAAAACGGTATCTATACCTATACTACTACCGCCTAAAAACAATAGCCTCGCCCATCCCCGGGCGAGGCTATCTCGCAAAAAAGAGGTAAACATGATAGAAATTGCAATCAACAGAACCAATGCCGTCTATACAAGTGGCGCTGAATACTTGACAGAAGGACGTGTAGGGCTAAAGGCAAAGTTCCTGTTCTCTTCGGAATGGCAGGGCCTTGCCAAAATGGCGGTCGTTATTGGCAGTGGAGTAACGATGGAAATGGCTGTGGGGGAAGATGGCGTGTTTACTATCCCTCACGAATGTATGGAATCTTCTGGTTCCATGCTGAAGGTCGGGGCTTATGGCCTGAATGACTCATACACAACGGTGATACCAACGGTCTACTGTACCATAGGTTTCATTCGGGCGAGTGTCTCCCCTGCCGTGGATGATGCAGAACCGACCCCTTCCGTTTTCGACCAGATGCTGGTGGAGGCGAACAAAGCTGTGACCGCTGCCCAAGCCAGCGAACAGGCAGCGGGGCAGTATTCCCAAAGCGCTGGGGATTCTGCGGCAGCGGCAGAAAAATCCGCCGGTGATGCCCAGATTAGCGAGAACACGGCAGCGGCTTCGGCTACGATTGCCACTGATGCCGCAACAAGAGCTTCCGGCAGCGCCAGTGCGGCATCTATATCGGAGACTAATGCAGCCACCAGCGCCACTAGTGCGAAGGACAGTTCGGCTAAGGCGGAGGACAGCTACCTTAGAGCATATCTTTACGAAACCAAAGCATCCGGCTATGCTGATAATGCGGCCATCAGTGCCGCCGAAGCCAAAGCATCCGCAGAAACGGCTACGGCGGCAGAACAGGCGGCGGCGGCCAGCGAGGCAGCAGCCCAAACAGCCGCCGGTGATGCCCAGGCCAGTGAGAAAACGGCGGCGGAGTATTCCAAAAGCGCCGGGGAGTATGCGGCAGCGGCAGAGGTGTCGGCCAGCAATGCCAAAGACAGTGAGGTGCAGGCAGGGATTGCCGTGCGGGAGGCGGACTCGGCAGAAGCAGAGGCCAAAGCATCCGCTACCGCAGCGGATACCAGCGCCACCAGCGCAGCTCGGTCGGCGGCTGATGCGGCGGCATCGGAGACAGCAGCGGCGGCCAGCGCTGCGGCCGCTGCGGAATCGGCTGTAGCGGCTCAGTCGGCGGCTGACAGCTTTAGCATCGAGGCGCTTCTTGGGTTGAGGATTGTGGACGGGCTGCTGTGCTGTGTATGCGAATGAATTATAGGAGGAAACACAATGTTAGATAAACCCATAATGCTCGATGAAACGGGCAAAGAAATCGCTGCGCATCTGGCCCAGTTGTGCATCAATACCGGCGGACTGCGGAAGATAAAGGACTGGGCCGACATCCGGGCGCTGGTGCGTCAGGGCTG